TCGGACAGATGCTGGAACGTCGTCTCGAGATCCAAGCCCTGTTCCGTGAGCGCGTCGGTGCGGGAATCGATGCCGTGCTGGATGCCGAGGATCGTCGCCTGCATGTCTTTCAGTGGATCGACCCACGCCCAGCCGCGACCGCGCCACGCGATCTGCGACAAGTCGCTCGCAATGCGACCGTCGACCTTGAGCACACCAGCGAGACGCGCCATCGGAACCCACGCGCGATACACCGGGCGACAGAAGCGCATCGCCATCGCGCCCTGCAGCGACTTCCAGTGATCACGCTCGGGAAGCAGGCCGATCCGTCCGGATGAATACGATGTTCCGTTCAGGTCGCCCGTGAACGTCATGTACGACATGCCCAGTCCGCGCGACTGCCCGCGGAGTATGACATTCGAGAATTCCTTGAACGCGGTCGACGGGTGCTTTGGATCCCACTCCTGGAAGTGCTGATTCAGTCCCAGCTCTTCGATGATTCCGGCCGCCGCCTCGATCGTGCGCGGCGTAGCCGGCGTCTTGAGATCAACGGACGGCCCCACACCTTCCACGGTCGTGGTCTCGATGAATCCCATCTTGGCCGCTGCGGTACGAGCTGCGACCAGCTCGGCTTCGGTGTAGCCGTCCAGCATCTTGAACGACGTCAGGACCGGCGCGAACCACGTCACGCCACGCGTCTGTCCGGGCCGCGTGCGCGTGAATAGATGGATGATCTGATCGGCCGGGACCTTCTCGCGCTTACGTATCCCGCCGTCAGTTGGATGGCGATTCCAGATGTGGTAGAAGAGCGGCTTCCCGTACTGATCGATCTCGACGCCCATCCGGATCTCGTTCTGACCCGCGGTGGGAAGCATGTTGTAGAACTCGTCCAAACGGTCCGCATCGATCTGCGTCAACGCGAACAGGTGATCATTCTCGAAGTACGGCAGCTTCCGGTAGATCGCCTCGCCATCCTGCGCCCACGTCTGAATCGCAAGGCGCTGGACCGCGGTCATGTCGTCGATGCCGTCAGCGGAAACGTTCTCCGGGTTGCAGAAGTCCACCCACGCGGATTCGATCGCGTCATTGGTTGGATCGTGCAATTCGTCCAGCGTGGTCGACACCATCGCTTCCAGGCGGATGCCGCCCGGACCCACGACATTGTTCGCGAGCTCGTCGATGAAGCCGGCGGCGTACGCGTTGTCGCGCACGAGCTGGCGCGCGCGAGCGCGGAGCAGCCGCATCGATGTGCGGATCTCGTAATCGGCCGATGTGATCGGCGCGTACCAGTCCTGATAGAGACGCGAAGTTGATGCGCCACCGTAACTCGCATTACGGCGCATCGGCGTCACGTGCGTCCGGGGCGCCGGGTCCATGAACGCGCGAACGCGATCCATGATTCCCATCAGGCTGGCCCGAAGCGGACGGCGCGGGATGGCGCGTCAGCGAAGGGGTTTCGCTCGCGCCAAAGCTCGATTCGGTAGCGGTCGCGGAGCTGCTCCAGCTCCGACATCTTCATCTTGGCGAGCGAGCGACCGTTGATAGAGTACGAGTCGTGCGCGCTGCCGTTACCCGTGATGCGCGCCTGTATCTCGGCTTCTATAACCGGAAGCATCGTCGCGGCGTGCGAGAGGCCGGGCGCGGCCGTTGCCGGATCGCTCGCCACGATGAACACGCCTGTCGCGACCGTGTGGCGCTCGGTTCCAAGCGTTACGATCGCCGCCCAGTTGTACGTTCCGCTCTTGAGGACGGTCGTCGCTGTCGCGGGGATTGTTATCGTCCAGTCGGACGAACTCGCCACCGCATAGGCCTGATTCCACGGGAGCAGCACGGGCCCAGCGATCGCGTACGAGAGCACCCAGCCATCGGCCGGCGAATAGTCATCAAGGGATTTCTCCCATGCGACCGTATCGCCCGCCATGAAACTCACCGGCTCGCCCGTCGGGATCTGGACCGTCAACAAATCCTCGTGTAAACGAAAAAGGGCCCCGATCCCGGTTGGGATGGAGCCCGTGTCAGCGGTACTGCGAATTGTCCTGCTGCGATTACTGCGTCAGTGCATCAGTATACAACACGGCGCGGCGCGCGCAAGCATCGGGATTAATCGTCCATGGGGCCGTATACCCATTTGTTGCGTCGGGGCCGGCGTCGAGGAACCTCTTGCGCGTCCACCGGAACGTCCGGCGTCTCGGGCTTCACGTACTCGGAGTATCGCGCTGCCAGTTCAGCGAGCCTCGGCGCGACACCCTTGATCGAATTGAGCGCGGCCAATGCCATACACCAGAGATCGATCTGCTCGTTTGCTCCTTTCTGGATCCACACCCGCTTGATGCGCCCGTTCACGATCTTGGAAACGAGCTTCTCGGCTAGGAATTGATCCACGTGGACCGGGTCCATGTCATCGGGCAGGTGGATGTATTTCGGGCCGGGCTGCCCGGGCTCAGGTCGCAGCACCTTGAGGAGTCGCTTCATGAGCGCTTCTTTCGCCGAGAACGATCCGATCACGTACGCAACGACGCCGGCCGACTTCCAGTGCCGGGGCTCCGACACCAGCTGTACGCCCTCCTGCAGCGACGAGCCCTTGGTTGCGTACACGTTCTCCGCGCGGTGCTTCCTTGCGAATGCGTAGACTTCCTTCGAGTGATGGCCGCCGGAATCCAGGAACGTCACAGCCACGGGGACGATCGCGCCGGTCACGTGCTTGTATTGCTTGCCGATGACTTCCGCGAGCCGGAGCCACGGCGTTTTGGTTGCCGGATCGCCCGGGATTACCTCGAAGTCAACGCGCCAGCACTCCTCCTCATCGCCCCATCCGTACACGGCGGTTTCCAAGCGATCGCCCTGCACGTCGACGGAGCGCGTCAAGACGCCCGCGCCGTGCGGCACGAGCATCTCGGTATTCTCGGGATCTTCGCCGCGCGGGAACGGTTCCAGGTGGCCGTGCAGTACATGCTCGTCGACCTCTTCGCCCGAGTCCTTCCAGTTCTCGCAGAGGATCGTATTGACGAAAGAGCGCAGCTTCAACGGGTCGCGCTTGTCGCGCAGGAACCGCTCGACCAGGCGCGACCATGTAAAAAAAGGTGAGTAGAGCGCCGAGAGCGTGAAGCCCGGAATCACACTGTGCTCGTTCTCCGCGATCCAGCGGCCGTCCTTGTCCATGCGTCGCTTGTCCGATTCCTCGATCACGGCCGCGCACGCCATGCAGACGTAATGCGCGGTATGCGGCAGGCCCTCGTCCCACTTCAAGCCGAACGGCGTATCGGGACCGCCGAATTCCATCTTCTGTTCGTGGCCGCAATGGGGACACGGCCACCAACGCCAGCGCTGATCGGAACCCAGCCACGCGCAATCGATCGGGCTGCCCTCGATCGTGCACGTCGAAACCTTGACGATCTTGACGTTGGGGAACGTGGACGTGCGCGACTCGGCGATCGCGGTCGGATCGCCCTCGGCGCCGGCAGACTCAGGATAGCGGTCAATCTCGTCCTCGAGCAAGATTCGAATCGGGCGAGAGGCGAGCCCCGCCGGACTGTTGGCACCGGCGACCGTGATGTGACCGCCCGGCACGGTCTTGTGGAGCAGGGTATTGCCGGAGTCGCGAGCACGTGCGCTTGCAACCTTGCCGGCCAAGCGCGGCGTGTCGCGGAGCATTGGCGCCAGACGGTCCTTGCTCCACGCTTCCGCCATCTCGAGCGTCGGCTGGAGCACCAGTATCGGTGCCGGGTCCTGATCGATGTAATAGCCGACAGGGTTGTTGATAAAGCACTCGGTTTTGCCGAGCTGCGAACCCCATCGGCACACGACCTGACGCACGCGCGGGTCCGATATGCAATCCATCGGCTCCCTCTGATACGGCGCGTCGTCAGTCGAGTACTGGCCGACGCGGAACGACGCTTCGGGGGAGAGCACGCGGTAACGGTTGGCCCATTCCGAGAGTGTGAGGCGAGGCGGCGGCTTTAATCGCTCATAGAGTACGCGGCGCTCGATTGCCGCGGCTCGCGATGCAACGGACTCGATCACGCCACCTCGTCCACGTCGTCGGCATCGGCGCCGTTCGCGTCCGGCGCGACGTCCTCATCCTCGCGTATATCGGCCGACGTGCCCTGCAACGCGCGGAGCGATTCGTCACGTATCTGTTCGCCAACGGCCTGCGATTCAAGCTCGGTGCGCGCAATCTGAATCCTCGATAAGTACTTGCTCGGCACGGTCATCAGGAGCGATCTCAGGCGATCGCAGATGGCACCGATCCGCGCTTCGTGCACGCCGAGCGGGATCAGTCGGCCCTCGGCTTCGTCGACCTCGATCTCGGCCGCTCGCACTTCCGCGCGCAACTTCCGCTCGCGCAGCACTTTAAGCTGGTCTTCGGCCTCCGGCTTCTCGGATTCCTTCTTGTGCGCCATGTACGCCTGAACGCACTCGCCCAGGTCGTAAACGAGCGCATTCCCATCATGCTTCCGCACGAAGACGCCAGAATCGGTCAGGTTCCGAACCTGACGCGACGAGAGGCTGAGGGCTGCCGCGAGCTCCCTCTGATTCACGCCTCGCATGTTACGTCAACATGCGGAAACGGAAACGACATTCGGACATTCTGTCGCTAGTTGGGTGCCGGGCTCGCGCGTGACCCTTACCTGCGATTGGCTGGAAGGACCCGTGCGCGTCGGCACGCGAGTGCCTGCACACGCACGCATGCGGCTCGTGCGCGCATCGCTGTGACACGATCGCACGTGTGTGTATCTCAGACCACCCCTGCATCAGAACGCGAACCTGTTATCGGCCAACGGACTGCCACTCGACCCACGTGGTTTGGCTGTACGCATGGCCTCGGCGAACCGTGCCTCGAAGTTGAGCGCGAACAACTCCTGTAGCATCTCAGGAGTCAGCGTCTTCCCGAACTCAAGCGACGGCGGGATTGGCACGGATGGTGTGAGCCAATAGAGCAGCCGTATGTCGCCTTGCTTGCGTCCCGTGCGCTGGAATATGCCGCGCTTGCCATTGTACTCAAGCAAGAATGTACGCTGATCGCCGATCACACGACGACCGCTTGTGTGCAGGTTGAGCTGCTTGGGCCGCATGCCGTCAGGCACGATACCGCCGCGTGCGATAGCCATCGGCACAGCGATTGACTGTCCGTGCGTCGGCGTTTTGGTACCACCAGGTTCGAACTTATCCCACAGTGGCCCGCGATTGTTCGGGTTGGGGTCGATGATGATGCTGATCTTGAGCTCGCTGTCGCGCTTAGTCGTGAATCGCGGGACCTTGACGGAGCGATCGAGGAAATCTGGTCGCTTGATGCGAAACCGTCCGCGCATGCCTTGCCGCTGATCTTCCTGGCCCGCGAGCGCCGTGTCGTTGAGCGCGCGACTCGTGGCGTACGGGATTTGCTCCTGAGCGACGTCGGAGAGAATGCCGTGCAGCGCCGGAATGTCGAAATGCACCTGAATCACGCGGCCTTCCTCGCTGGCCTCAGCCCCAAGAATCGCATGCACTGACCCAAACTCATGTGCTGCTGCCGCATCTGCATCGCCTCCTCAAGTGTGACGAACACGAAAAACGTAACCGGCTCCTCGCACAACCCGGATAATGGCGCGCCGATCGCCCACGCGATCCAATGGCATTCAGCGCCGCCGCTCGGATGCTTGTGGGAACATCGCACAATTCCGGATTCTGTGATCCACATGTCGCGTAGCGCGTGACCGTCCGGGCATATGGGGATCTCCCCGCTCGCCACGAACGAGATCGTCCGGTGCGCGATGACCGGGCGCGGCCGCTCGCGACGCCGCTCCGTGAACGGGAGTGACGACGCGGGTTTATCCTCCGCGGCGGCGATTGCGCTCATGGCGCTAGTTTACACCCGCGCGCGGTGGAAGTGTTAGCCTTTCCCGTCGCTCTCGCATCTTGACGTGGATCCATGCCCAGGCGAGCTCCCCCGCGATAAGCAGCGCGAGGAACACGGCCACTTCGCCGTAACGCCAGTGCCAGAAGATCGCGAAGGCAGCACCGAGCGCAGTCATGATGTCGGTGAAAATATTCCGTGCGAGTTGGTCGTTCTCGCTAGTTGTCATTGTCTCTGGTATCAGGGGATGGAGAGCGGAAGGGCGATGACCATTCGGTTTCGTCGGGCGACCAATGGCCAAATTCGTCCGTGCTCCGGTCGGACGGCTTTGTAAATATCGAGTAGCCGCAT